CAAGAATACCAATAATCTTGCCAATATTTTTTAGAGCAGATATAAATCCACTTTCACCCTTCTCTTTTCCTTCTTTCGATAAACCAAAAGCATCCATGAACATTCTAACTGGTTCTTTGAAAGAATCAGTTACCCATTTGAATGACTTACTCAAAGGTTTCATGACAGTTTCGCCAAAGTCAAAACCTTTGAAGACGCTCATCACACCTTCACCGATAGTTTTACCAAGAAACTCACCAATAATACCACCAGCAAGTCCACCAACAACTGTACCAGCACCAGGAATAACACTACCAATACCAGCACCGATTGCTGTTCCTAATCCAGTACCAATCGCTGCACCACCCGCTCTACCAGCATTTCCAGTTTGTGCAAACTCAAGACCACCAGCAAGAAGAGATCCAAGAATGGGAATTCTACCACCAATACCCTTTAGACCTTTACCTGCTAGACCAGCAGCACCACCAAATAGACCTTTTGTTCCCTTAAGTGCTGCTCCAGGTGCTGCTTTGAGAAGGTCTAAACCCTTTCTTCCACCTGCTTTGAAAACTCCAGTACCATATTCTGAGATTGCTCTAGCACCTCTAGTAGCTGGAGTCATCACATCATCATAATATTGACTACCTGGGAGTGGACCACCCCATTTCATTGATACTCTATTTCTATCAAGAAATGCCTTTGCATTACCAGGGGCATTTTTCAGATTGCCACCAAGTTGCCAAAGACCAGCTTTAGCATTTGCAAACATCTTGCCAGCACCGCCAGCAGCACCTTTAACTGCAGCACCACCTGGCAACATTCTTGCCAGTCCAGCAATACCACTGCCTAGGAATCTAATAACAGATCCAACATCGCTAATAATTTTTGTTGGATTTTTTAGATAGCGGAAAGCAAGAGCAATCCCACCAATACCAGTGATTAGATTAACAATACCTTTGAGACTAAATCTGAGTCTACCTTCGCTGTCAAGTACCTGATCTAATCCCTTGAAAGCTCTACCAATGCTTCCACCAACAAAATTACCAACAAATCCCAGGAATCTGCCAATAGCCTTTCCTGCTTTTGAAAATACCTCAGGTGGAACATTTTTGACAGCATTTACAATGCCACCAACCAGATTGACAAATCCGTTGACCGCAAATTTTACAAAGTCGGAATCTAAAAGTTTCTTGATTCCAGCATAACCAATAAAACCAAGAGCAATATTACCTAAACCAGCAAGGGGTGCAAGGATTCTTTCTAATAGTGACTTTCCAGCTCCAGCAACTTCTTTGACAGCACCAGTCCCAGGAATATTACCCCTACGTCTCTCAATTCTAGATTCTCTTTCCCTACGTACCGCTGCAGCACGATCTGCTTTTTGTAGTTTTAGATCATCAGACATCATCTTCTTGATGTCTCGGACGTTTACGTTGAGTTTCTTGAGACTCTGCCCAACTAAAACTACAGTTTTTGCTACGTTTGCGTACTCTTTATTAGAGAATCTAACATTTTTCCCAGCAGGACCATTTGGTCCGCCGCCACCCCCCATCATGTTCTCAAACTTGACCATTTTGCCAGGTTTGACAACTAGAGTTGTAGATTTTATGTCAATAACTTGTGGCATTTTGTTCTATAGCCCTACGCTTTTCTTCTTGGAGATGTTCTGATAACATTGTAACGTAGACATCCCTTTCCCATGGGATGAGATTTTCAATTTCAGTTAGAGACCATTTATGGTGATGGATTAATGAGAAATTAGTCTCGTAGTATGATTCGAGACTAATATAACCCATCATTACCCGAAAAAATCACCTAGCCCTTCAAATGTAATTTCACTTTCGACACTGGTTTTTGGATTAGTAACCATAACCTTGTGTTGCAATTTTGGCATGGTGTCGAAGAATTTGTTGATCATCAAGAACTGTTCTGATGTCATTGATTCAATGAATTCTAGAAGTTCTTTCTTACTACAATCACTTCCTTCATAAACTTCCTCTCCCGTGACAATTTTGTCAATACATTCAGCAACAATACTGTATGGATCTACTTGCTCACCTTCAAAGTTTTGACGTAAGAAAAGATCCATAGAAGGATATTTCATCATCACAGTAATATCATCACCAACTTCGATCTCTGTAGTATGCCCCTCTGGGAATAATACCTTAATATCTTCAACGTTCAGATTCACAGTTACGTTAGTTTCATTATCATCTGGGCATGTAATGGAGATAGCAAGTTCTTCTCCTACAGACTTCCCTCTGATATTCAGGAACAGATATTCAATATCAAAAGAACATAGTTCTTCAACTTTGATTCTAGACAGAACACAGTTTTTGATAACCGTTTTCATTGCATTTGCAACTTCTTTCGGATTTTCAGTTTCACTTGCCAACATCAAAACTTTTTCTTCTTTGACCAGGAATGGTCTATACTTTACAGGTTTTCCAGTAGAGGGAAGATTCAGTTCATATGTCGGTGCAGTAATCTTAGGTAAAGGCATGGTAAGTCAATTCATGTCAGTATATTTATTTATTATACCACAGATCATCTCACATTGAACTTATCTTTCAACGCCTTTTGCTGTGGAGAACCTTGTGGATATTTTCCAACTGCATCAGATAAGATTTTCTTCTGAGTATCTGTACCAACTTTATTGATCATTTTCTCATTGGTGATTGCCCAAAGAGCAAGATCCTCTCTATCTTTGATTGCTTGAATCTTATTATCATTTGGATTATAAGATTGAACTGCTAGTTGTGTGACATTGGTTTTATCAGTACCATCAGTCTTTTCAGTATCAGTTACAGCATTAGTCGCTTGGGTCACTGCTCCAGTTGAACCAGAGGATCTTTCCGAAGAATAACCACCAGTGTATGAGATTGCAGTTTCGTATGCGAAATTAATGGTGAGTTCCAGTAAACCATTTTGATTTCTAGAACTTAGACCAAGATCACTGATATTCAGAGGAAATGCGTTATAAATTTCAGTAGTCAATGACTCGCTACCATCTCTCTCAAACTTTTTCAAAATAATTTTAGGATCAATATAATTGTTGTAGTAATTCATTCTAATATCTCTTCTATCAATAGGAACACCCTCATCATTAAATCTTGGAGATATTTGATTCATCCAATAGTCATATATGGAGTAGAGCTCCATCCCTGCTTCCAAAATATACGTCATTGAAAACTCATTGAACATTCTGGTGTGTGCGTATTTTCTACTTACACCGACCGCACGATCACCAAACATTTCTCCAGTAGCAATGGATGATCCTGGCATTGTCATATTGCTAATGAACAAATCAGAATATTCATTCAGAATTTTTACCATGTTGGGATCAGCAGCCCAACCAGGAGCATCACCAACAGAAACGCCAGTAAAAATAGCCGAATATCTATTATCAGATGCTGGTCCTCGACTGAGCATCTTTTTTACGGTTGGATATGCCATAAATACATGGAGAGTTTGTAATTATTTATTGTGGCATATAAGGGAAAATATTCACCCTCATATCCCAAAAAATACAAAGGAGATCCGACCAAGATCGTGTATCGTTCTTTATGGGAAAGAAAATTTATGGTTTGGTGTGATAATAACACTGGTATATTAGAATGGGGATCAGAAGAAATTATTATTCCATATAAGTCTCCAGTTGACAATAAATGGCATCGCTATTATCCAGATTTCTATATCAAACTTAAAAATAGGCAAGGTATAATTGAAAAGTATTTGATTGAAGTAAAACCACAATATCAAGTTATCGGTCCAAAACCTGGGCAGAAAAAAACAAAAACATATATTAATGAAGTGAAAACTTATGCAGTAAATAAAGCAAAGTGGAGAGCTGCAGAAGAGTTTTGTTTGGATAGACAATGGAAATTCAAAATTCTTACTGAAAACGAACTAGGGGTCAAGTAATGGGAAGACTAAATGGTAATCAAAGGAGGGCACAGCAGTCAACACAAAGGGCAGCAGCAGAAAAGCCAAAAATGGGTGGTCTTCCACCAAATTATAAAGAAACTGAACAAAAGGCTTTTGAAGCAGCAACACAACATCAGCAAGCAAAAGCGGAACCCCCCGCAGCTCCCGCTGCATCTACTCCAGTAAAAACAGAAACTGCCGCTACTCCTACAGTTGCAACAGCATCTCCAGCGAAAGCTGCTTTTAATAATGTAATTCTAAAGTATCCAGATGATCTGCTCGATCAAACTACGGATTACCTTAGAATTCAAATTCTAGAATATACACCAGCATTAGCACAATTAAGTACCACAACCCCCAAAAATGGTCAGACAGCTAGTGGTGAAGTTCTAGGTACATTCGATACATACATGCCAAGAAACATTGGTACAAGTTATGCTCAACA